GGTCGGCCTCGTACAGGTTGGCCCTGTGCAGGTCGGCTCCGCGCAGGTCGGCCTCGTACAGGTTGACCCCGTACAGGTTGGCCCCGTACAGGTTGGCCCTGTGCAGGTCGGCTCCGCGCAGGTTGACTTTCTTCCCCGTTGCTTTTTCAAGCATCTGCCGCATCGTCATTCCTGATTCGCCTTCATAAATGACTGCGCCTGTGTATCGATTTTTAATTTGTGGATTCATACGTTCTCCTTCGCCGCCCTCTCGGCGGCATCCAATAACTCAACAATCTGCACCCCGTATGGGGTTATGCTGTACGTGCCCGTAGGCTTGTTGTTGCGCTGGGTAGTCCCGGCCTTGCGCAACAATCCCATTACGCATAGCTCGCGCACGTTGTAGGGGTTAGCACCCCGCACGTCCTGATAGGGTGCCTCGGGGTCAAAGTCACGTAGCATTCGCCGGGTGTGTCGGTTTAGGTCCATGGTGTGTCACCCCATCAGGTGATAAATCACCGTGCATCCAAGTGCCATCAGTGCCACCGCAACAGCACCCGTGACGATCAGCAGGATGGCCGTCACAAGGTGGTCGGTATCGTCGTAGTCGCATGTGCATGTGCGGCCTTGGTCGCAGTTGTGGGTGCAGGTCATGCTGCCTCCCTCTGCTCAATCTCGGCGCACATCAGGCGGAGCAAGTCGGCTTGGACTTCCATTTATCGCTCCCAAAGGTACAACTCGCCAGGCATAGCGCCCAACAAGATCAGGTCTGTCCGGTGGTACTCCGCGCCACCGGGGGCCACGAAGTAGTCTTTTTTGGTGTAGTGCGGGACGAAGGTTATTTGCCCGCGCACGTAGACTTTCTGAAGAACTACGCCCATTGGTACATTGTCGCGTTTAGCGTTTGTCATCCTCAACTCCTAAAAGATTCGTAAGGTCGTCCATGTGCTTGAATACGTCCGGATCAGCCCAGAACGCCACCAGTGCGCCAAATGCCGTGCAAAACCCTTCTACTGCCCACAGCAGCAGGACTAGCGGGAGGATGGCGCACCAAAACGCAGTGTAAAAAAGTCTTGTCAGCATGAATACCCCTTTGATTGATACCGCAGGAAGTCCATTGCACCCGGGCGAATGTATATAGGTGTATCACCCATGTCCGTGTGATATGTGCCACTATGCACACGTTTGGGGGATTCCGTTACACCCTCAGGGGGGATGCGGGTGAACGGTCGAATGGGTTTAGCCGGGTGCTTGTGGGCCGGTGTTGTTGGGTTGGTGCGCATCACATGATCTCCGATTTGGCTAGCATCTGAACCGTCATCCGAAGCATTGTTCCGTCTCCACATCGGACGACGTTCCATCCTTTGCGCGGTCCGGCTGGCGAATGTAGGCGGTATTCATGGGCGCCGTACTTGATGCGAGTGCCCGTCTCAATATTTGCTAATTTTTTGATGTGGGTTTTATGCATGGTGTGTTACTCTCCAGCCTTGACGATAATATTAGCAGCCTTGTAGATACGCTGTGCCATCTTGTCGGATATATCAGCGCCGTCTAACCAGCCTTGGATGTAGTGGCGTGATTCGGCTTGACCGGGCAAGCCGAAGATGTCGCAGAGTAGATATGCCACGCACTCAGCTTCTACTTCCATCTCCGATCGTGGTATGTCTGCGCCGTCGGTCATTGTCTCCCCTGCTCCTGTGTGGCCGAGTACAACATGGGCGATTTCATGGATGCGTGTTTTGTGCGGGAGTGTGGCCAATGGGTTAATGGCGATGGTGCGACCGCACGCGTAACCTTGCGAGTTGCCATTGACTGATTCAAACGGTACTTGATCGATTGATAGCGATAACATGGCCTTCTGTGCGTCCCATGCCGGCGTAACTGTCTCTGGCGTGTACTCTGCGCCATCAGTGTCGGCCAGGCAGAACCAATTATTACGCCATACAAACCGACTAAATGTGCTATCGTCCTCTCCATCATCGCCTTTGATCTTGACAGTTACAGGCATGCACAGCGCAATGGCTTTTGCTCCCTTCTTTACTTGCCTCCCCATTTCCTGCCATGCTTTATAGGTGGCTATTGGTCCAACCTTGTGCTCAGGTAGTTGCCATATCGCTGCGCACTGGTTGCCTATCGAGTAGCGGTGGAACATGGTGTACCCTCGGTTTGCAGTGCCGGGTTCAGATATAGCCTTTTGCAAGATGGACGAAAAATCTAAGGTTTTCATGGTGGTGGTCTCCAGGGTTGGTAAGGGTTGGTAAGGTGTGGTGATTATGTACAACAGTTGCCACACACTGACTAGGGACTTACCCTTAGTCGCCAATGGTCTCAACGATGACTAGGGGTTGCGTGTAGTCGTAATCGGCAAACGCACAATCGCGTGTTATGTAGACAACATTAGACAGATTGACACCACTGTTTAGCATGGCGTACTTTGCAATATAGTCCCGTGTAGTCTTATACGACACTGGTTTTGGGTATTCGCGCGGCGGTTCTTTACGACTGGGCAACATCCGCGCGGGTATCTTGTGCGGTTTGTTGTCGATACGGTCTAGCTCCTTAATCGTTGCAGCAATATGTGCGGCATCAACTGTTAGCGTTGCGCGTCCGCGTTTTATGGTTGTGTGTGTCATGGTAAGGTCTCTCCAGGGTTAAAAATTATCAGGATTGGCGAAATACGCTACCCATGGGGTGGCAAGGAGTGCTGCAATAAGTAGGCACTCCAAGATGTGCCGCACCAATCGGGATAGACTGCTATCAGTCATGGTGCAGTCCCCCACAACTGGCGCAGATCAAACGTGCGCCGATAGTAAGCGAGATCGGTACTGTTTACGATACTGACCGATTGAGACTGCGACGAATACGGCGCATCGTAGATGTACGCCATGCCGTCTACGATTTGATACCAACGTGCCGTTTTCATTTTCGCCTCCATCCCACAATACCGTGCATTGACTTGCTCACAATAAGGTCTCCAGTTAATGGTTACGGTCCCGATGTATGCAAGTGCCGTGCCATGTCGATTTGGTGTGGTTTTGATCGTTTTTTGGTCTGGTTGTGACAATCTGCGGCACTTTGGGTTGACAATATTTGGTACATTGACAATTTACGGCATGCCCAATATGTGTTACTAAGTGGTACGATTTACGGGGTTTGGAGGGGGTAGGTTTTGAAAAAAGCACGACCGTTCGTTTTTTCAAAACGGTTTGTAACTGGGAGGCGAGGCGATCTTGTCATAGATGGCAACAATGATTGTACGTTCGCTTTTTTGGCCCATTTTCGCACGTACAATCTTTGTTCTGCCCCATTTGTTGCAGTGCAGCATTTATCACACATATTGTGCATGAGTGGATTTATACAGTATTCCGACCCATTTGTTGCAGTGCGGCACGAGTTATCTACTACACCAGGACCCACACTCGGACCACCCCATGCGCCCATCGTATCGGGGTCAGACTGGGTAGCCTGATACCCGCCGCCGCGCATCCTGGGGCGTCTAGATCGGACTGAGGCCCATGTAATCGATGCAGCGCATGCCTGCGCCCGTGCCGCTGGCACCTAGGTAGCCTGATACCCACCGTCGGGCGTCCTGGGGCGTCTAGGGGCCTTGACAGGCAATTGAGGGGGGTGCCCCGGATTTCAGGGGGCCGGGGGGCAAACGGCGGCGTGTCGTTGTTGTTGTAAGACACCCCCGCATTTTTGCTACATTTTTGCAAAAGTAGTAACAGATTTTGTACATGATTGATTCAAATAGAACAGATCACATTCACACCGCCTATGAGTTGTGTAACAATAGGCACAGAGGTCAGGAGGTGATATGCAGGCACAACTCGGGGTAAACATAGACGTTCCGAGCTGGCTCATGGATGAGCAACCAACAGCACGTCGAACATCAAGGGAGCTTCGGCTATTGACCGATGAGACATACAGTGCGTTCTTTGAAACACTACTCGATGAAATAGCAGAGGGAAAAACGCTATCGTCGGTCGTGAAGGCTGATAACCGTGGTTTTGAAGCGGGGAAGATACGGCAGTGGATATGGAAAGATGCCACTCGCAAGGCTCGATACTACGAAGCAAAGGCCATGGGTGCAGAGGCTTTTGAAGATGAGGTTATCGACATCTCGGATGGCACCGATAATCCATTGGAGGATGTGCAGCGCAGCACCCTTCGTATTGCAACGCGAAAGTGGCGCATGGGTGTTTCGGACAGGAACCGATACAGCGAAACCCGTAAACTGGAGGTCACCAGCAAGAACGAAGAAGTGCAGGTTGATAAACTCGAATTGCTGGCCAATCGTTTAGTAGCGTTGCAAAAGGGGCCGGATCAGGTTTATGATGTTGATGCGGTTGACGTAACCGACAAAATGGAGATACTTGATGAGCAGCAAGATCAAGCAGGTGAAAACCCCGAAGAAACCCCCGTCGAAGATTCCGACTGACCAGTACGCTCCCACGAAGGCGGTTCCGATCAACCAGCATAAACGAATGGCAGGTGCAAAATGATGGAAGAACTTCTCGGATGGTTCGCCCCTGGGCAGCGCGAACTGGTGGCCAAGCTCATTTCGATGCTTGTCGAACGTATCGAGCAGCTTGAGGCGCGGGTTGCCGCACTGGAGCAGAAGTGATTTCGTTCAGCCCGAAGGCTCCGACTGAAACGGCGGCTTATGTCTTCGACTTCGTGTCTAGTCTGGCCACTGGTGAAACGATAAGCACTGCGACGTGTACCGCGTCAGTGTTTAGTGGGCTGGATGCCACCCCGTCGGGGATCATCAGTGGTGTGGCATCCATATCGGGCACCAAGGCCACGCAGAAGCTCACCGGTGGGGTCAACGGCACCATATATAAGGTGATGATGACTATCACCACTTCGACCAGCAACACGCTGGTGCTGTCAGGGTACGTGGCTGTTACGACTAACCCGCTATGATCTGCGTCGAGGTGCCGGTTAGGACGATCTATGCCGAGATAGGTGAGCTTGAACACGCATCGGGCGAGTATTCGCAAGCGTTTGCCAGGGGAGCGAAGGCCGCACTCGAATGGATACTGACCGGGGATAATCCCCCCAGCGGTGACGCGATGCTGCTGAAGGACAGTGAATGGGATTCAACAGAGTAAAGCTGTCGCCTGAACTCGTGGAGTCATTTGCAGGGGTGTTTTTAAGCCCTATGTACGATGACCCCAAGCCCACTCCTGCGTTTCATCGTGAGTGCTGGGGACTGTATTGCAGCAATGCACCACTGGCTGCGATAGCCGCACCACGGGGGCATGCCAAGTCCATGGCGCTGACGCACGACTACGTTCTGTCGGTAGTGTTATTCCGTGAGCAGGACTACGTTGTGATTGTGTCTGCCACCGAGGAGCTTGCGATGGGGCACCTGACCGACATTGCGAAAGAACTTCGGGAGAACGAAGACATTACATCACAGTTCGATGTGAAGGGATTGTCCACCGACACTAAAAGCGAGATTGTGGTGGACTTCAAAGATGGGCACCAGTGTCGGTTGGTGGCAAAGGGCAGTGGGCAGCGGATGCGGGGGATGAAGTGGAGCGGTAAGCGGCCCGGATTGATCTTGTGCGATGATCTTGAGGACGATGAGCAGACCGAGAATAAGGACCGGCGTGAACGGTTCCGCAGGTGGTTCTACCGCGCACTGCTACCGTGTCGCAGATCAGGTGGGGTCGTGCGTATGCACGGCACGATACTCCATGAGGATGCGCTGCTGGCCAGGCTGATGAAGGCGAGCACATGGACGACGAAGCTGTACCGGGCACATAAGTCGTTTGATGACTTCAGCGAGATACTGTGGCCAGAGATGTGGCCAGAGAACAGGCTACGACTGGAGCGACAAGGGTACATTGACGATGGGGATGCGCCGGGCTACTCGCAGGAGTACCTGAACGACCCGTTGGACAACTCGGCCAGTTATCTCATCCGCAACGACTTCATCCCGATGACAGAAGAAGACCACGACACGCAGAAGATGTATGCAGTGGGGTGCGACTTCGCCGTATCGACCAAGCAGAAGTCTGACCGCACATCGTTCACGGTGGGAGGTAAGTGTTCAAGTAACTTGCTTCATATCGTTGACCAGCGAGTCGGGCGCTGGAGTCCATTGGAGTGGATCGACGAGATGTTTGCGATTCAGAAGCGGTGGAACCCGGTAGTGTGGTTTGTTGAAGGTGGAGTGATATGGAACGCGCTATCGCCCACCGTCCACAATGAGATGCAGCGACGTAATGTGTGGCTTAATTGTCAGGTAATGAACCCGACGAAGGACAAGGCTACGCGCGGCAGGCCGTTGCAGAAGCGGATGCGCGGAGGCGGTTGCCGCTTCGACATGAAGGCCGACTGGTACGCTGCGTATGAGAATGAGCTTATTCGGTTTACCGGACAGTCCGATGCTGTTGCCGATGACCAGTTCGATTCGACTGCTACACTCGCCATGGGGCTTGAAAACATGGCAGACGTTGAGGATGATGACTTCCTTGATGACGATGAGATTGAAATGAACAACAATGATCCGCGCCGCCTGGTTGGGCGCAGTCAGGTAACGGGGTACTAATCATGGTTGAATTCGATACACGACTGAAGATTGACACCAAGGTCATCAATTCACCTAACCTGTGCGATAGGTTGTCTGAAGATGATCTGACCCGCCTGGGTCACATGGTGTGGGAAGGGTTCAACCGTGACAAGTATTCCCGTGAGAAATGGGAGAAGCGCACACAGGCCGCGATGGACCTCGCCATGCAGGTGCAGAAGGAGAAGAACTTCCCGTGGCCAGGCGCATCAAACGTGGCGTTTCCGCTGGTGACCATCGCCACGATGCAGTTCCACAGTCGCGCATACCCGTCCATCGTGTCTGGCACAGAGATCGTTCGATGCCGAGTGATTGGACCTGATCCCGATGGGCGTGAGAGGGAGAAAGCACACCGTATAGGGCAGCATATGTCTTATCAGCTGCTAGAGGAGAATGTTGAATGGGAGGAGCAGCACGATAGGTTGCTAATTAACATTCCCATCGTCGGGTGTGCGTTCAAGAAGTCGTATCACTCTGGCTCCAAGGGGCATAATGTGTCGGACCTGGTGCTGGCGCAGGACTTAGTGCTGGACTACTACGCTAAGAGCGTGGAGGAGTGCTCCCGTAAGACCCATGTGATACCCATGTATCGAAACGAGATACATGAGAAGATACTTTCCGGTATCTACCGCGATGTGCGTGAGGAGTCCTGGTATAACTCCCATGCACGACCGATGGATGACAAAAATGTCACGCGGCAGAATATCCGATCTGGTCAGATCATCCCGCAGTCCGATGATTCGACACCGTACACCATCCTGGAGCAGCACTTGTTACTTGATTTGGATGGGGATGGATACAAAGAGCCGTACATCTGCACGGTTGAACTGAATTCAAAACAGGTTCTGCGACTGGTAACTCGATTTGACCGGACCGAGGATATTCAGCGCAACTCGAAGGGAGAGATCATCCGTATCACTCCTACCGAATACTTCACCAAGTATGGGTTTATCCCATCGCCTGATGGTGGCATTTATGACATAGGGTTTGGAACCCTTCTTGGACCACTGAATGAGTCGGTGAATGCCATCTTGAATCAGCTTATTGATGCTGGCACTATGGCCAACACCGCAGGGGGGTTCCTTGGTCGTGGGGCTAAGATTCGCGGAGGGTCGTATACCTTTGCACCACTGGAGTGGAAGCGGGTAGATAGCACGGGCGATGATTTGAAGAAGTCGGTATTCCCGCTTCCTGTGAGAGAACCGTCGAATGTGCTGTTCCAACTCCTGAGTCTGCTTATCGACTACACGCAGCGCATATCTGGTTCCACGGACACAATGGCGGGTGAAAACCCTGGACAAAATACCCCTGCACAGACTACGCAAACGATGGTGGAGCAGGGTATGAAGATATACAACGCCATTTATAAGCGGGTGTGGCGCTCCATGAAAGAGGAGTTCAAGAAACTCTATCACTTGAATGGGGTGTACATGCCCATGATGACGGCATTTGGTGAAAACGGCATGAAGGTGCTGCGAGAAGACTACCTGGGGGACGCCAATAGAATCATCCCGGTTGCAGACCCGCACATCACATCCGAGACGCAGCGGATGCAGCAGGCCATTGCCATCAAGCAGTCCGCGATGACTACGCCGGGGTACAACATCCCCGAGGTGGAGAAAAACTTCCTGCGGGCACTGCGTGTTGACGGTATGGATACCTTATACCCCGGACCCGATAAGGTTCAACCGTTGCCGAACCCGAAGGTGCAGGTCGAGCAGATGAAGCTGCAAGCCAAGCAGCAACACATGGAGCTTGACAAGATGAAGTTCATCGCCAATCTGCAAGAGCAGGCGCGGGTGAACCAAGCGAAGATTGTCCAGTTGGAAGCACAGGCCATGAAGCTGATTGCGGAGGCCGATGGTGTCCAGACTGGGCATGAGATTGCAGCGTTTGAGGCTGCAATAGGGGCGATGAAGCATCATAACGATGCACTTCAGTCGCAAGCTGAGTTAATGTTGAAGTCAATGGAGTCTAGAAATGAAGCTACCAACGGAGCAGGAATGGAAAGAGTGGCTTGAACACCCTGTCACCGGGTTTCATAAGTCCGTCCTGTTGAAGTGGAAAGAAGAACTGAAGGAACAATGGGCGTCGGGGTCGTTTACCGACCTTAGCCATTTCGGAACAGCAATTCTGAATGCGAAA